ATGGTTTTAGTCGAATCGCATGGCGATACTTCAGCGCGAGTCCGGAAGCTCATCCGCAAGAATCGCCTCACACAAAAGGACGTAGCCGCCGAAATTGGCATCAGTCAGCAACTCTTCACCAACAAACTTCACGGCCGAGCAAATTACACGCTCCGAGACCTCAGCCGCATCGCCGAGTTCTTCGACGTGAGCCTTGATTACCTCGTCGGCCGTTCAAACGAGCAGAAAGGAAACAAGCGATGATGATCCATGATGCCGCCGGCTCCATTGTCGTGGTCTCGGCTGAATCCGTGAAGATGGCGGGCGAGGGCTGCATTGTCCTTAACGCCCGCGCCGTGTACATCCATAATCAGGCGTTGACGCCAGAGCAGGCCGCGATTGTCAAGCGTGGTGTCACGGCCACGCTCGACGATCCAGCGGCGTTAGAAGATCTGCATGGGAAGCACGACGTCGCCAGCGTCGATCTGCCACCACGGAACTGCCTTGGGGTTGATGGTGATGGCGTGAATGCTCATGTCGGGAAACCTGACGGTCTGGATGAAGCTGGTGCCGGACTTCAGACGTTCGGAGAGTTCACTGACCGTGGAGGCCGTCGCACCAGTGATGGTAAGCGGCGTGGTCGTTCCCAGGTAAAGGGCGAAGTCGAACGTGTTTTCGTCACTCATTACTCTTCCTTCCTTCGTTGTTTGAAAGGTTTGGTTTGTGCGATTACAAGCCTATCGCTGCGGAGGAAGGAGCCTAAATCCATGAATCAAGGAGCAGTGAAATGAGTGTTTTCAATCCGGAATGCACCAGCAATTACTTCCAGGTGCAGGACATCGACCCGTCGGAATGCACCGGCGGCAACCCCTACCGCTTCGCCTGCCGCATCAAGGTGGCCGGAAGCACGTTCGGGTTCGATGGTCTGGACATGGGCGACCTTCAGACGATGAAGGGCGCGATCAACAAGGCGATGACGCACGCGCGTCGAGCTCGCCGTGAATGGGAAGGAGCCCAGTGATGAGCGTCACAGTCAAACGTGTGGACAGGAAAAGCAGTCAACGTTTTTACGAGCTGATCGTTGAGACGGCAGAAGTCACCGTGCGCGTCCCGTTCAACGGCTACGAGCTTGACGATCTTGAGAAACAGATCGACCGCTGCTTCAACGAGGATTGACCGTGAAACGTTTCATCAAGACCGTCATACTGCTGCTGGCAAGCCCGTTCGTGGTCCTCATGCTCGGGATTGTCCTCGCCATTGTCCGGTGTGGTGATTTCCTCACCGACGACGACTGATGGCGTCCGATAACTGAAGATGCCCGTGACCCAGCCGAAGGTCGGTTGCTGGGTAGGCGTGATAAAGCACCCGGCCGCGCCTTGCCCAGCGCGTTACAAACACGCCCGGAATGCCGGGTGGTTACCACGGCCCCAGCGGGGAGCTATGCGGGTTAACAGATCGCCTCACGGCGTCTTGTTCGGGCGCAACTGGGGACCATCGCCGGCATGCGTGCCGGGCTGTGCGGCGAGACCTTGCGCGCGGCTTCGGCCGCTGACCTATGCGCCGGCGCGGCTCCGTTACGAAGCAACCTTGCACAGCGAACCCTAACCCGGAAAAACACTTGAGCAATCTTGTGTTTTCCGGGCTGGGTTCCCCGCTCTAACGCCCCACCACCCGAAGGGCACATCATCCACAATTCTTATCCACTTATCCACAGTTCTTATCCACAAGAAGAAACGAGGTTCGAGACATGGGTTATTCGGTCGATTACAAGCCAACAAACCGCCGACGTGCCAAGAGGACGGTGCCGAAGAACAAGGCCCAGCGCACGAAGGACATCAAGAACGCCATTCGATGGAACATCAGGCAATTGGAGCACGACACCATTGGAGCGGACACCATTGCGCGCTCCAATGCCATCAGTATGCTTCGCCTGAACAAGATCGCGCCGACGGCCGACCCTAGCGGCGACCATGTGATGCAGCAGCTTATCAGCGACGGCATCTTGAACAAGCCCGAGAGGCGCGGAAGTGTGCAGGTGTTCGACCGTGCCGAGTTGTTGACATCGCTCAAGGCTTGGGTTGGTGTGCTGTGAACCCGCGCGCGAAACTGACCACTGAACAGGCTGCTATCTATCTTGGCGTCTCCCCCAGGACGATGGAGCGTATGAGGGCCGATAATCGCGGGCCGGAATGGTTTAAGGCGGGCGACGCCATCAACTCCCCGTGCTTGTATGAGCTTGCTGATCTCGACATGTGGGTGCGGGCTAGGAAGCGTGGCAGGTGATGGCGCGCAGGCAGACCATCGACCCGCTTGTGCGGGCCAAGGTGATCGAGACGTGGGGCAACGCTTGTTGGCTCAGGCTGCCGGGTTGCACCGGTGTGGGCGAGGAAGACGACCACATAGTGCCTCACGCGCATGGCGGCATGGACACCGTGGCGAACATCCGCCGCGCGTGCAAGCATTGCAACGCCAGCCGCCAGGACCGCGTGCTTTACGGTTATGGAGCGCGCTTGCATATCGTGGTCACGCCGCCCGGTTCCTGCGACCGTGAGGCCGTGGAATGGGTGGAGGCTCACAGGCAGCAAGGCGACCCGGTTGTGTCGTGGCCGGCGTTGGCCCGGGCCATGCGCCTACCGGAGTCGCCCAGCATGGCGCAGCGGCGGGCGGTTGCCATGGCGTGGTCCGCAGCCTATCGCCAGTTCGCCATAACGCAGGAGCCTATTGACGTGTGGCTGACACGCACCACGCCAAGCAGCAAGCGCCACCCTAGGATGCTTGACGAGTGGATAAGCCTTGACTACGACGTGCGGGTGATAGATCCCGGCTTCGAGGTGGAGTGGGAGCGGGCCGAGACCGAGCAGGCCAAGCGGCTGGTGCGCCAATGGTACGGCTTGCACATCTCACAAGCTTTGGTGGACGCAAGGCAACGTGAACGCCGGGCCACGCTCGCACGCCTTGGGCTTCGCAGTGATCGCGTCACTGTGGCTTCAAGGCCGGAATGGTGAACCTGTTTTTTAAGCGAACGGCCGGCCAAAAGACCCCGCGCCCACTTTTTCACTCTCTCGAACCGGATAAAAAAATTCTGAAAAACGGCGGAATACCAACGAAAACCAGCTATTAAGGAGGTTGGAAAATGCAAATGACCTTGGACGGTTTCAATGATTATTATGGTCCCAACGAGGGCTTGCAGGAACGCGCCACCAAGGAGCTTATCGAGAGTTTCGTGGGCGATAGGCAGCTTGACCCTAACGCCAAGTACGTGTGCAAGACCATGATCAACATTGCCCGCAATTTCGACGCGCTGAACGTCAAAGGACGCGACACGAGCCGTGTCATGGCCCAGCTCTTGGCGTGGTACCAGGAATTGAAAACCGAGTTTCAGTCAAGGCAGGAAATCGACCCCGCTCTTGCCAGTCTGCTGGAAGAGGCACAGGCATGACGCCATTGCGCGGCGGCACCCAGCGAAACCCGGATCGCCGCACCGACGGGCCTATAGTCGCCAAGTTCGCCCGGTTGCTTGGCACGCCTCTGCTGCCATGGCAACGGCTGGTGGCCGACGTGGCTGGTGAAATAGACCCGGACACAGGCACTTACTTCTATGACACGGTGATATTGAGCACACCGAGACAGTGTGGAAAAAGCACGCTTGTGGACGCGGTGGACACACGCAACTCGCAGTGGGGACCAGATCGTTTCATCTATTATTTGGCGCAGACGGGCAAGGACGCGGGCGACCACTTCAAGAAATATCTGAAAACGCTCGGCAGCTCGCCGCTTGCCGCAATAACCACACGGCCGTATCTCGGCGCGGGCGACTTGCGCCAGCCGTTCGCCAATGGCAGCGTGATAATGCCAAAGAGCGTTACCAAGGTTGCGGGGCACGGCGTCCAAGGCGACAAAATCACGTTGGACGAGGCGTTTTCGTTGTCCGAGGAAACCGGAAACACCATTTTGGATGGCTTCATGCCGACCATGGCGACAAGGCTTAAGGCCACCGGCGTGCAGCCGCAACTATGGATAACCAGCACCGAGGGAACGGCAGAATCGACGTTCTTCAACCGTAGACTTGACGCTTGCAGGGCTGGCGAACAGTCGCGCCGCACGTGTTGGTTCGACTTCGGGTTGCCAGCCGACGAAGATCCGGAGAATCTGGACAGCATCATGCGCTATCATCCAGCCGCCGGACTCTTGTGGAACAAGGCGCAGTTGGCCGACTTTCGCGAACAGTTCCAGGGCAACCCGGCAGGTTGGGCGCGCGCGTTCGGCAACCGTCGGGACGAGGGTATAACCGACAGGGCGATAGACGAGGCGTTGTGGGCGGCTACGGTAACGGCACCGGTGACGCCCGGTGACTTGGACGGCCGGCCGGTGGTGTTCGGCGTCGCGGTGGACGTGGACGGGACGCACACGAGCGTTTCGGCTGGCATCGCCAACAATGACGGCACCATAACGGTGCAATTGCTGAGAATCTTGGACGGCACCGGGTACGCGCCGACCGAACTCACCCGCTTATGCTCGAAGTACGGCGCTCCGGTGGTGATCGACGCGCGCGGCACCGCCGCCGATTTGTCCGACCGGTTGCGCCACATGACCGACGACGCGGGCGACCCGCTGCTGCGGTTCGTGGAAATGGACGCGGGCGACTACCTGACCACCGGACAGAGTTTCGTTGCCGGCTTGGCTAACCACGCGATAACCCACGCGGCAGACCCCGAGTTGGACGCCAGCGCCGCGAACTCGGCGCGCAAATGGGCCGGCGACGCATGGCGCGTGAGTCGACGCGGAAGCACCGGCCTAACGTCACCGTTGGAAAGCTGCATGTTGGCGGCTTGGGGAGCCGCCCACAGGCCCGAGGAAACGGGGCCGCTGCAAATCTACTAGCCGGTGGCGTTCGGCGTCGCGTGGCGGCATTATGCGGCGTTGGGCGGCGGGCTTGTGGCGGGCTTGGCGCTTGGCGGTGATACTTGGCCGCATGAACATTTGGGAGCGTATGAGAATGGCGGGCCGCGTGCTGACGCGCGGTGCCGACGCGGATATGCCGGACGGCATCAAGCCGCCCGCACGATTGGGGGACTGCGACCCGCTGAGCCTCTCAACCGTGTTTCGTGGCGTGCAAGTGCTGCAAACCGCCATCACCGGTTTGCCCATCAATGAAATCAGGGGAGGCGTGAAGCTCGACACGGTTTCCTCCATCGTGCTTCAGCCGGACGTGAACCGCAGCCGCCGCGACTTCCTCGCGGACATGGTGGCAAGCATGGTATTGGACGGGAACGCTTTCGTGCGATTGGTGCGTTTCGATGGCGAAGTGGTCTCTTGCGAGGTGCTTCCACCATCCCTCGTGACCGTGAGCGACGACGGCAACGACCCGGCCGCGCCCAAGCTCCGCTATAGCTATCTGGGCCATGATTACACGGCCGACCAGATCGTTCATTGCAAGTTTTTGAACGTACCGGGCCGGTTACGTGGGCTTGGGCCAATCTCGGCGGCACGTGAGGAGGTGGAGGCCGCGCAGATGGCCCGCACCTACAAGGCCAAGTTCTATAGCGACGGTAGCAACCTCAAGGGCTATTTGCAGACGGAGGAAAAGGTGACTCCGCAGGTGGCCAAGGACGCCAAGGAGGCGTGGAAAGCCACGGGTGAGGCCGGCGACGTGAAGGTGCTCGGCTCGAAACTCAAATACGTGCCATTAGACATGAAACCGGCAGATTTGCAGTTTTTAGAGACTCAGAAGTTCGACACCACTCAGATCGCGCGGCTTCTAGGCATCCCGGCGAGCATCATGTTGGCGGCCGTTGACGGTAGCAACCTTACTTACTCGAATATCGAGCAAAGCTGGATTGAGTTCGCCGATTACACGTTGGCGGCTTATGCGGGCGAGATAGAGGAACTTTTCAACCGTTTGTTGCCAAGGGGCCGCACGGCCGCGTTCGACTGGGACAGCAGCCGGCGCGCCAACATGGCCGACCGGTTCAACGCCTACAAGACGGCGATAGAGGCCGGGTGGATGGACGTGAACGAGGTGCGCGCAAGGGAGGCGTTGCCGCCTCTCATCGCGGCACCGCAACCGGAACCACAGGAGCAGCCACAGGAACAGGAGACGCAGAATGAAGCATGAAATCGGGTTTAAGGGCGTGTGCCTGCGCGCGGCCGAAGAGGGCGACGGGCGCACGTTGGAGGGTGTGGCCGTGCCCTACGGCAGCGTCATCAGCACATGGGACGGTGCCGAGACATTCGACGCCGATTGTGTTTTCGACGACACGGACACGGCGAAGCTCTGCTATCAGCACGGTGAGCTTATCGGCCGCATCCTCGACGCGGAGCCACAAGACGACGGCTTGCATATCACGGCGCATATCAGCGACACGCAGCGCGGCCGGGACGTGGTGGCCCTGTTGCGTGACGGCGCGCTGGACTCGCTCAGCGTCGGATTCATGCCGATTGACGACGAGGTGGACAAGCAGGGCGTTACCCACCGCAGGCGCGTCCGATTGTTGGAGGTTTCGGTGGTGTCGTGGCCGGCCTACGAGGCCGCGAAGATCACTTCGCAGCGCAGCAGCGAAACTACCCACGAAAGCATGAGGGAAACCGGAAACCAGAAAGGAAACGAAATGGACCTCAACGAAATCAACGACAAGCTGAACGGCATCATGGACGAACAGCGCAGCATGAAAGCCGCCATTGCCAGGAACACCGACAGTGAGCCGGCCAAGGTCATGGGCGCTGAGTATCGCACGGCCGGCGACTATCTTCAGGCGCTCTACCGTGGCGACGAAGCGGCAGTGCAGCTCATGCACGAGTGCCGAGACCTCATCGCCACCGGCGACACTGGCAACAAGGTGGCATGGATTAGGGATGATTTGCGACTGATCGAGCAGCGCCGCAAGGTGACCAATATCCTCACCCACGACACGCTGCCTGACAAGGGCATGACGATGGAATACAACGTGGTGGCGTCCGACACCGCCACGGTGGACAAGCAGGAGAACGAGGGCGGCGCGTTGCAGTTCGGCAAGGTCACGTTCGGCACCAAGAGCGCAAGCATCGATACCCTCGGCGGCTACACCACGCTTTCACGCCAGACCATCGAGCGCAGCACCACGCCCATGCTCAACACCGCACTGGCGGCGTTGCGCAACGCCTACGCCAAGGCCACTGAAAACAAGGTGCGGACGTTCCTGTATGACACCATCGCGGCTCAGCGCGACGCCGAGAAGGACGCTAACAAGATCGACGCACCGGCCCAACTGTCGGCAATGACCATCGACCAGTGGGCCATGCTGATCATGGACGCGGCGGAACTGGCCGACGACCGCAACGTGAGCCTTACCCGCCTGGGCGTTTCCAAGGACGTCATGGCCGCGCTTGTCAAGCTCAAGGACACCGGCAGCCGTTTCTTCGACCTCAGCGGAGACGGCAGCGACACGTTGGGCGACTTCGACCTTACGGGCATCGCGGGCAAGTTCCTGCGTGTCCCCGTGCAGATGCTGCCCAAGGCTCCGAACGGCACCGCGTGCTTCATCGACCCCGAGGCCGTGACCGTGTGGGAGTCCGGCGGCCCGACCCAGCTCAGCGACGGCGACCCGACCAAACTCACCGAAAACTACAGCGTCTACGGGTACATGGCCGTGGCTGCAACTCAGCCCTTGGGCCTCATCCCGGTGAAGTTCGCCACGGCATGATGATCGAGGACAACACCCTGCTGCAACGACTCCGCGACGAGGTGGGCGTCCCAGCCGGAGAGGAAGACCGGCTCACGGTCAAACTCGCGGCGGCGAAACAATACGTCTCGCACGCGGTCGGCGGAGCCACTGTGGACGACGATCTGCTGGCCGACTGCATCGTCTCCTGCGCGGCCGACCTGTTCAACATGCGTGACGCCCGACTCGGCGTCATGGACGTTGGCGACGCGACCGTGGAACCATTCAGAATCTCCACCGACCCGCTCCGCTCCGTCTGGCCGAAACTACGCGCCGCCGGCATCCTGACCGGAGGAATGGTGATCGCATGAACATCCAGGAACAACGCGCCGCGCTGATGAACACGCTCGCCGACATGCTCGACGGGCTCGTGAGCAGCATCAGCATCGACGCCCAACTGGTACGCCCCGCCGCCGGCAAGGTGGCCGTGTTCATCGAGCCCCCGACCGTTGAATGGCCGTCATGGGGCCCGCCGGAACCGGTCTGGACTTTGGACGTCATCGCCGGCACGCCGGCCACGCAGCCATCCGCAGTCGATGACATCCTCACAGCGCTCGACAGACTCGCCGAACGTGGCCTGAACATCCAGAAGGCCACGCCCGCAACATGGAACCTCGCAGGAGCCGGCACGCTCGCGGCCTACCAGGTCGTGTTGAACGCTCTGGAAACCGAATAAGACAAGGAAAGGAAAACAATCATGGCTGGAAAGATCCGCACGCTCGGACCAGGCATCTTCAAAATCACCGACACCGCAAACGGCAGGGACTTCAGCGCCGACCTGACCAAGGCGCAGCTGAACCCCTCGAACAGCAGCGACGACCCGGTGACCTACTTGGACGGGTCCGAAGAGACCAACACGAACACCACATGGACTTTCGAGGGCACCGTGGACGACGACTTCAGCGAGGACGGTCTGGCCGTCTGGCTCTTCGACCACAAGGGCGAGACGCTGCCGGCCCAGTTCGTCCCGAACAAGACCGGCAAGATCCAGTGGACCTTCAACGTCACCATCGCGCCAATCGCCATCGGCGGCGACGTCAAATCGAAGAACACGAACGATCTGAGCTTCGCCGTCACGAACGTCGCCCACACGGCCTACTCGGGTGAGTGATGGCCGACAAGGCATTGATGGTCGTCGGCCAGAAACGCTTCGTGCAGACGATGCGCAAGGCCGGCGCGGACATGGACGACCTGAAGGAAGTGAACCGCGAGGCCGCGCAGATCGCACTGCCCGCCGTCCGCAACCTCGCCCCACGAGGCAAAACCGGCCGGCTGGCCGGCAGCCTGCGTGTCGGAGCGACGAAACGAGCCGGCGTCATCCGCGCCGGCCGCAAGGCCGTGCCATACGCGGGCCCAATCAATTACGGCTGGCCGAAACGGCACATCCGGCCACGGCTCTTCGTCAACAACGGCGTCGCTTCCACCGAGGGCCAATGGCAAAAGGTCTACAAGGACTTCATCGCCACGGCATTGAAACAAGTGAAAGGAAAATAATGGCAACCACGAGAATCACCTACACGGACGGTACCAGCGAACTCGTACCGATCACGATGCGCGCTACATGCAAGGCCGAGGCGCACGCCATCGACGCCGGCTGGGGACCCATCACCCAGTCACCCGTCCGTTCCGGCGCTTACGCGGCCTACGCGGCCCTGCGCATGGTCGGGCGCACCATGCCTGATTTCGAGCATTGGCTGGACACCGTGGCGTCCTTCGACCTTGCGACAGCGACGGAGGCGGAAGAGGGAAACCCTACGGACTAGCCGCGTGGCCACAAGACTCGCTCGGCCGTCTCTCGTTCCTCCTGGCAAGCCGTTTTGGCGGCACGCCATGGCAGTGGAGGAACGAGGCCGACGAATTGGATTGGGGCACCGGACTGGCCGAACTGCTCAAGGAAGCGGAAGAAACACAGAAGGAGTGAACCATGGCGCACAGCGCGATCATGAGCGTGCGCATCACCGGCAACGCCGATGATGCCGTCAAGGCGTTCGAGAAGACCACCACGAAGGCGGCCGCTTTCGGCAGCGCCATCGGCGGATTGGCCGTCAAGGGCGTGACCGCGCTGTGGGACACGGTGAAGGGCTTCGCCGGCGACGTGGTGAACATGTCGGACAGCACCGACAAGTTCATGAACACCATGAGCTTCGCCGGCATCGACACCAAAGCCGTGCAGGCAGCCGCGAAGGAAACCCGCAAATACGCCGACGCCACCGTGTACGGCCTCGATGATATCCAGAACACCACCGCGCAGCTCGCGGCAAACGGCATCGGCAACTACATGGAACTGACCGAAGCCGCCGGAAACCTCAACGCCGTCGCCGGAGGTAACGCCGACAGTTTCAAAAGCGTCGCGATGATGCTCACGCAGACCGCCGGCGCGGGAAAATTGACCACCGAGAACTGGAACCAGCTCGCCGACGCCATCCCGGGCGCGTCCGGCAAACTCCAGGAGGCGCTGCTGAAGAATGGCGCGTACACGGGCAACTTCCGCGACGCCATGTCCAAGGGCGAGATCACCGCAGACGAGTTCAACAAGGCGCTCATGGACCTCGGCATGACCGACGTGGCGAAACAGGCCGCGACATCGACCAGCACCATCGAGGGAGCCATGGGAAACCTCGAAGCAGCCGTCACCGGCGGCCTGACCGACGCCTTCAACCTCTTCAAACCGGCCGTCACAGGCGGCATCAACGCGGCCGCGACGGCAGTCACAAACCTCGCTCAGAACGGCACGCAGGGGTTACAGACGTTCTTTACACAGGTCAAGGACACCGGGGCGTTCACCTCATTGCAGACGGCCGCGCAATCCGTCGGCACCGGACTGCAATCGCTCTGGGACGGAATCATGAACGTCGTGAACGCCATGACCGGAGGACAACCGGCCGGCGTGGACTTCGGCAACATGCTCAACGCCGTCGCCACGGCAGCGCAGACGGTCGGCGGCTGGCTGAAGACCGCCGGCAACTGGATCAGTCAGAATCTCGATCTCGTGACCCCTCTCGTGGCCGCGATCGGCGGAGCCGTCGCAGTCGTCACCGCCATGACCACGGCCATGCAGCTGGCCGCGGCCGCACAGGCGCTGCTCAACGCCGTCATGGGCGCGAACCCCATCATGGTCGTCATCACCCTCATCGCAGCGCTCGTGGCCGGACTCACCTACTTCTTCACCTGCACCAACACCGGCAAGGCCATCTGGTCGAACTTCACCAATTTCATCGCCGGATGCGTCTCGGGCATCCTCGGATGGTTCAGCGGCCTCGGCAGCTCCATCGGCGGGGCCTTCAACAACGCCGCGAACAGCGCGAAAAACACTTGGAACGGCGTCGTCTCATGGTTCCGTGGCATCCCGGGCACAATCGGCGGCTTCTTCTCCGGAGCCGGCACACTGCTCTACAACGCCGGCGCAAGCATCATCAGCGGATTCCTCAACGGCCTCAAATCGATGTGGAGCAACGTGACCGGCTGGATCAGCGGCATCGGCGACTGGATCAAGGCCCACAAGGGCCCGATCTCATACGACCGTCGCCTGCTCATCCCCGCCGGCCAGGCCATCATGACCGGCTTCGCCCAGGGCCTCAACACCGGGTTCGACAGCAACGTCGAAACCGCTATCAGCCGCGCCAACCGCAGACTAGCGGCCATGCCACTCAACCTCTCCGCCCAAGGCAACACGGCCACGCCAGCCGTGATCAACACCTGGAACGTGGAAATCAACGGCGAGGTCATCGACAAGGACGGCACCGCCAAGGCCATCAAACGGCTCCTGGCCGACTACGACGCAAGGAGGTCATGAGATAGATGCAGCAATGCTTCATGTTCATCGACACAGGCAACGGCACCGGCTGGACACCGGTGAACGATTCCACCAAGGATGTAGCGGCCCTGGACTCTTTCACCATCGATTGGGGAAGTGACGGCATCGACGAACAACCCGAACCTGCCGTGATGACCTTCACCCTGCGCGACAAGACCGGACGGCTCGCCGGCCAGGCATTGACATTAGCCGGCATGAAAGTGGTCGTCCAATTCTCCAACCAGCCTCGATGGATGGACCTGACGCCAGCGATGGGCTGCTGGCGCGATCTGCGCATCCCCATCGACTCGCTCCACAAGACGTATTCGCCAGACTCGCCAGACTCGCCAGACTCGCCATCCGAAACAATGTTCGCCGGCAGCGTGTCCACCGGCGGCAGCATCGAACCGGCCAGCGACGGCGGATGGCTGCTCAAACTCTCCGCCACATCGAGGATGGCCATATGGAAACGCCTGCAATCCCAAGGACCGACAGACACGGCCGCGAAATGGAACGGCGCGCACTGGATAGGCACGCCATCCGCACGCCTCAAGGAGATGAACCGCAGGGCCTCGGCGCAGGGAGCGCCGGAAGCCCAACTGGACGGGCTCGCCCTGCCGTCAAGCGTCGCACCATACACGCCATCCGACCACCCATCGCAGCTCGACCTGCTGCACCGGCTCACCGTCGGGCCACGACTCCCTCAATGGCACGAAGTCTACGACGGCGCAGCATCCACCATCAGGCCGCTGTTCCTCGCCGACCCAATCGCCGTGCATCTGTCAACCGATGGCCGACTCAACGTCCTCACCGACGGAGAGACACGATACGCACTCTCGGCGGCCGACATCGAGGCATCGACGGATCTGAACATCACCGAACCTTTGACACAGGTCGTCATCAACGCGAAACGCATCAAATCGGACAACGGCAAGCTCTCTTTCGACGACGTGGAAATCACGATGGGAGACCAGAACCGTCTGCCACCACAATTGACCGCCATGCAGAAGAGCCTCACCATCGATTCCGACATGCTCGCCGTGGACGACTCGGGCGGCGTATGGAACAGCGGCGGCACCTCGAACGTCAGCGCCACGGACCGCGCCAACATCGCGCAATGGCTCGAATCGCACGACCTGCGCATGGTACCGGAGACAGTGACGTTCAACAGCACGCGAATCGACCCGGCACGACGGCCATGGCTGTACAAGGCAAGCCCATCCGGCCCATTCATCATCGTCAAGGCCAAATCGTCGGCCCTGACCGGCTCAGACGGCCGACCGTCCTTCACCGGCCCCATCACGACCATCGGCGGAACACTCTCATACCGGTGGCGCGCGGGCAAGCCCACACTCACCCAGGAAGCGACGCTGGCCGCGCTCCGGCCGCTGCTGACGGAACGGATCACATGGGACGACCTGCCCACCCTCAGCTGGCAGCAGCTCGACCTGCACATCTGCGACCTCTCGATGATCCAGATCATCGACACTTCTTCACCCACCGCCGAAAAGGAAGGAACACAATGACAGCAACAACACCCATCTACGGGCTCTCATATCCCGAAGGCTCCGACCTCGTATCAACCGCGCCGGACTCGTTCAAGGCCATGGCCGACACGGTAGAGCAGGCGCTTTACACGGTCGACCAACGGTCCACCCCAGCCGGCGCGACACCTGTGATCGCCACCACGCTCGAATCGCTGAAGGCACAGACGGCCACG